CCTCTTTCCGTCGCTCTCTAGTCGAACAAATCCCACGCACCGTCACAATGCGTGGTGGGGTGGGACGTCATGAATGCCGACGAGGTTCGAGGCCGGCTTGAAGCTGTGCGGGATCGACTCGACCTGCTCATGGCATCAGAAACCGACGGCGCAAAGCTCGCAGCAATGAGTCGCGAGTATCGCCAAGTGCTTGTCGATCTGTCGAAGATGCAGGCGCCACGCAAGGGGAGCAAGGTCGATGAGCTTGCCGCTCGACGAGAGAACCGGGACCCAGCAGCCACAGATCAGCCACCTGCCAGTCGACGTTCACAGCCTCGACGTAGCGGAGGAGTGCATTGAGTTAGCGGAGGCTTACGGGCCGCCGCTGGATGAGGCGCAGAAGATCACGCTGCGATCGTGGATGGGCATTCGTCGTGATGGCCTGTGGGCAGCCCGAACGGTCGGCCACGGCTGCAGCCGACAGAACGGCAAGGGCGACGAGCTGCAGCATCGCGAGGCGTGGGGCCTGCTGCTGCGTGGCGAGCGGATCATTCACACGTCGCAGGAACTGCAGACCTCGGTGAACGCGTTCATGCGCCTGGTCGGCATGTTCGAGGCGCACGATGATCTTCGTCGGCGTGTTGCCCGGATCCGTTACGCCAATGGCGAGCAGGGCATTGAGATGTTGAACGGCGGGTCGATCCGCTACCGGGCCCGTACCGGCCCCGGCGCGCGAGGCCTCGACGACATCGCCGTTGTCGTCTACGACGAGGCTCAACATCTACAACGAGAGCATGTTGCGGCGTCGTCGCCGGTGATGGCGGTCAACCCCAACCCCCAGTTGATCTTGACTGGCTCGGCCGGACTGTCGTTCTCAGAGGTCTGGTGGGAAGCCCGACTGAACGCACTGCGGCAACGTGGCGAACGATTCGCGTACGTTGAGCACACAGCCGAACAATGCTCGATCGACGACAACGGCAGGTTCAGTTCGATCCGTCCGAACGCTGCCGACGAGGCCGCTTGGGCAGCAGCCAACCCGGCATACGGGTCGCGAATCTCACGCGAGTTCTTGGCGGCGCAACTGCAGTTCATGGGTGACGAGCTGTTCGCTCGAGAACACCTCGGCGTGTGGGACGCGCTTCCTTCGATGGCGATGGCGTCCGGGGCGAAACTTCCCGAGGTCGCATGGCGCGACACCGAGGTTGCGGCCCCTCCTCAGATCAACACCGGCGAACTCACCATGGCGTTCGACGTCGAGGTTGACAACAGTTTCGCAGCGATCAGCATCGCTTCCGGAACACTCGCCGACGCATACGTCGAAACGATCGAACACCGACCTGGCGCTGGATGGCTTCCCGGGCGGATCGTCGAACTGGTGCAACGCTGGAACCCGACCAAGGTGGTGACCGACGCCGGCTCTGGTGCGGCGGTTGCGATCCTCGGCGAGATCAACGAACACTTCGAACGCAACCGCTTGCCGGCCGGAGTGGTGCAGGTGATGACGTCGTCGCAGTACCGGGCCGCGTGTTCAGCGTTCCTGCAAGCAGTCATGGACGGCAAGGTGCGCCGTCCAATCGTTGACAACGACCGCCTGCTGCAGGCTGGCCTGACAGCACGGGAACGCAAAGTCGGCGATGCGTTTGTGTTCGACCGCCGCAACAGCCCAGATCCGATCGTTGCGTTGACCAGCGCGGCAATGGCTCGAGCGCAACTGTCCGAACCCAGCACTGAGTTCGCTGGCGGGTTTCATGACCTGTCCGACTTCCTGACCGATTGAGAGGAGGCCCGATGTTCGCAACATTGCTGCAAGTCCTCGGGCTCGCCCTCATCATCCTCGCCGCCGCGATGGTGTCGGCCCCGTTCGCCGTCGCAGCGTGCGGTGTCGTCGCCGTCTACGTCGGCCTTGCTGCGGAGCGTGACTGATGCTCAAGAGTTTCTTCGCATCAGCCCCGGTCGAACAGCGCGCCCAGGCAACCACGTGGGGGGAATGGCCCGGCGATTCCATCCCGACCGGTGGGGTGCAGGTGAACGAACTGTCGGCGCTGCAGCTGCTGTCGGTCGCCGGTTGCGTCAAGCTCATCACCGACTCGATCGCCACCCTGCCCGTCGACGTCTACAGGCGTGACGCACAGGGCGAACAGTTCGAGGTGGAAACACCCCGCTGGCTGGCGTTCCCAACGATCGACCTCGACTTCACCGCTTGGTGCACTCAGGTGCTGACGTCGCTGCTGCTGCACGGCAACTGTTTCATCGACGTCCGCCGCACCGGCTCGGGCATCACCGAGATCCCAGTGATCGACCCGCTGTCGGTGCAGGTGTTCCGTGATCGGGGCATGAAGCGCTACCGGATCAACGGCCAGGTGTACGACGGCGAGATCGTCCACATCAAGGGGATGATGCTGCCCGGCGCCGATGTCGGCCTGTCACCGCTCGAGTATGCCCGCCAGTCGATCGGGCTCGGGCTGGAGGCGTTGTCGTTCGGCAGCGACCAGTTCCAGCAGGCGTTGAACATGCCGGGCGTGATCGAGATTCCGAAGCGTGCCCAGCCCGAGCAGATGCAGGCAATGGCGCAGGCGTGGCGTCGTGCCCGTACCCGCCGCAACCGTGGCCTGCCCGGCGTCCTTGAGGACGGCGCCACCTGGCGGCCGACCGGTGTCACCAACGAGCAAGCCCAGTTCCTGCAGCTGCGGCAGTGGACGGCCGCCGAGATCGCCGCCCAGGTGTACATGGTTGACCCTGCCGACCTCGGTATCCCGGTCGCTGGCACGTCGCTCACGTACGCCAACCTTGAGCAGCGCAACATCCGACGCGTGCAGGTGACGTTCCTGCCGTGGATGATCCGCATCGAGAAAGCGATCTCCGGCCTGCTGCCACAGCCCCGGTACATGAAGTTCAACGTCGACGGTTTGTTGCGTGGCGATTCGCAGACCCGCTGGCAGATCTACCAGACCGCCTCGAACATCAACGCCCAAGCGGTCACCTACGGCCAGCCGCCGGTGCTGCTCACCGAGGAGATGCGCGACTTCGAGGACTTGAACGCGCTGACCGACCTGCCGCAACCTGCGCCGGCACCGACCGGAGATGCGCAGATGAACTCGGCGGCCCCGGTGAACGTCACGGTCAACCTGCCCGAGCAACGCCACGAGGCTCCGGTCGTCAACGTCACGCCCGACATCGACATCCACGTACCGGAGCAGCCCGCCCCGAACCTGACGATCCGACAGGAAGGCCCGCAGGTGCATGTCGCACCCGAGGTGTTCATCGACAGGTCGCCGGAACCGGAAGTGGTCGAAGCCCCTGCCCCACGGCTGCTGCGCCGCAACGTCGAACGTGACGAGCTGGGCCGCATCGCAACCATCATCGACGAGGTCATCTGATGGCGCTGAAGTTCTCCACCGCCTGCCGCAACAGTCGGCTCGATGCGATCTCGACAGCGGTCGGCGCATCCGGCCTGCTGCGCATCTACGACGGCACCCGCCCTGCCGGGCCCGGCACCGCAGTCAGCACCCAAGTGCTGTTGGCCGAACTGACATGCGGTGCCACGTTCGGCACCTCCAGCGGTGGCGTCCTCACGTTGTCGGCCATCACCCAAGACTCGTCAGCGAACGCGACCGGCACCGCCAGCTGGTTCCGGATCGTCACCTCGGGCGGCACCGCAGTCGTCGACGGCGACGTGTCCACCTCCGGTGCCGACCTCAACCTGACGACCGTGTCGATCGTCGCAACGCAGCCGGTGTCGATCTCGTCGTTCACGATCACTGAAGGCAACGCCTGATGGCTGCGTCGATCAAATACTTCGACACCGCAAAGATCGCGTACGCCCGAGCGACGTCGGGTGTCGCCGCGACCGACGGATCCGGGGCGTCATCGACGTTCACGTGGTACAACACGGCACCGTCCGGTGACTACATGTGGGTCAAGGCGATCATCTCGGCCACCAACAACGCTGGCACCGCCGACCTCACCGACTGTCTGTTCAACTTCTTCATCGACGACGGCACCACTGCCCGGCTGGTCCGCACCATCGACGCCGGCAACCAGGCAGTCGGTTCGGCCACGACCTCGGCTGGACAGTGGGAAGTGTCGTTCGGCCCGGAATGGATCTTCCCGTCCACGGTCCTGCCCGAGTTCGCGGTTTCGGCCACGCCGACGGCCGGCAACGTCGACGTGATCCTCATCTGCCAGGCGGCCTGAATGTCGGCGCCCGGCAGCGTCTACGGGCACGGCACCCGGCTCCGACAAGGGTCGTTGCTGCTCACGCCCGACCAAGACCTCGTCGTTCTCACTCCCGGCTTCTACCGGTGGAATCCTCCACAGGGCGCTCGCCGGCTGGTCGTGTACGCATTCGCCGGTGGCGGCGGCGGCGGCTCCGGTCGTATCGACGCCACCAGCACAGCAAGGGCTGGCGGCGGCGGTGGTGGGAGCGGCGGCGCAGCACGTCTCGAGGTGTCGCTGATCGGACCATCGGAGTTCCTTCGTAGCGGATGGGACATCACGGTCGGCGCAGGCGGTCACCCCGGCGCAGGTGTCACCGGCGCTGTTGCGTCAAACGGCAACGGTGGCGTAAGCGGCGGCAGCACCACGATCACGTTTCCCCCGGCGCTGAACCAACCGTCGGCCGTCACCCTGACATGTGGCGGCGGCGTTGGTGGCGGCGGCGGAACCAACACTGGTGGCGCGACCGGCACTGCCGGCACGGGCCCGATTGCAGGCACCGCAGGTGGGTCCGCTGCGGTGGGTGCAGGATCCGGCAGCGGTGGCACCTCCACCGCACTCCAAGCGACCGGTGGCGCAGCAACAGGCGGTGGCGGCGGCGGGTCGTTGACCGCTGGAAACGGCCTGCAGACACCCGGCAGCGGTGGCAGCCACGCCTCCACCGGCATCACATGGCAAGCGGTTGCCATCACGACTGCCGGGGCAGAAGGCCCGCACGGGTTCTCCAGCCCGTTCGGCAACTGCGGCGGCGTCGGCGGCGCAGGCGGCGCAGCAAACAACGGTGGCGCAGCGGGTCGTGGCGGCAACGGCGGATGGCCCGCCGGGGGCGGCGGTGGCGGCGGCGCATCCATCACCTCAACCGGAGCATCGGGCGCCGGTGGCCGAGGCGGCGACGGAGTGGTTCTCATCCAAGTGATCTGGTAGGTGGGTCATGCCGCAGTGGATCGACGTCCCCGGCGATGACTCCACCTGGCAGCTGGTCGAAGGCAGTCAACTCGCCCAGCTCGTCGAGTTACGAAACGCCACCACCTCCAGCGGCGTCACCGGCACCGGCACCTCAACGCTGGCAGCAGCCACCGCAACAGCGGCAGGCACCACCACC